GGGGGAAGGGATGATCCAGCACACGAAGCGACAGACGCCATACGAGCAGCGGATCTCCGAACTGCACGAGAAGCTCGCGAGCCCGCAGGCATTCATTCGCGAACTGCGAGTGCCCGCGGAACTGCTGCCGGCCATCACCACGGGGCGCACCGAACTGATCTCGCTCGCGACGCCGCGGGCGCTCACGGCCGAGGAATGCCGCGCGCTGTACGCTCTCATCGGGGCTCTGATCGACACGAACGCCGCGCTCAGGGATCACGCGACGGCTGTCGCCGACGGGGCCCGCTATATCGCCGACAGCATGGGCGGCGTGATCGCGAATGCTCGCAGGCTGGAGGCGCTCGCAGACTGGCGCGAGCCGCTGCCGGATCCGGTGGCTCCATGAAACCGGCGAGCGAAGTGCGTGCGCTCAAGCTCCGGGTCGCGGAACTGGAGGCCGCTCTACACAATCTGTGCAGCGCCGCGGCCGACGTCGCAGTGTGGGCGATGCATCCGCCGCGGTCAGGGCTTCCGGGATACGGTGAAAGCATTCTCCGCGACGCTGACCTCGCGAAGCTATGCCGCCTCATCTGCGAATCAACAGTCGGGGGCCCCGTGACGCTCAAGGCGAAGCCGTGGCAGGATCGCCGGCCGCCATCGCACTTGACAGGTGTGAGATAATGCTTGCACGGGACGGCACGGTGCTGGAGCCCGAGGCAAGGAGGATCACGATGGCGAACGCGGTCGGCGTCTACGTGTGCTTGACGCAAGGGTGCTCGCAGCGGAATGTCGAGGTTAGGCACGGATGGGATGAGTCGTGGACACTGGCGGCCCGGCAGCGTCGCTGCGAGACATGCCGCAAGCGGATGCTGCTCGTGTCGGTGAAGCGACCGCTGAGCGGTGAGGTGCGCCGGAGGCTGGCGGATCTGGCCGAGGCACGTAAGGCGAAGCCGTGATGACGCGCGGCGTGGGGGAGGGGGTGAACCGATGAAGCCCGGGACGAAGGCATGGCACAGCGCCGGCGGCAAGGCGCGAGCGAAGAAGCTGAGCCGGCGCCGGCGCCGCCAGATTGCCCGCATGGGCGGGCTCGCGAGCGACGGGGCGAGCCGGCCGCGGCACTGCGGGAAGTGCGGCAAGCGCGGTCACTACGCTCCAACCTGCCCGAGCTAGGGCAGGGGCCGCGGCGCGATTCGCCCCCCGGGTGAATGTCCACCCGGGGGGCTTCGTGTTTTCCTGCCGGGCATGGCAGCGACCACGATGCCCGACGCTTTCGCCGCCGGCACGACCGTCGTGTTCACGGCGTCCTATGGCGACTTCCCGGCCAACGCGGGCTGGACCGCGACGCTCTACCTCGCCGGCGCGAGCGTGCTCACGCCGATCGTCGGCGTCGCGAGCGGCGCCGCGTTCACGTTCACGATCACGGCCGCGGCCGGCGCCAACCTCGTCGCCGGTAACTACTCGTGGCAGGTGATCGCGGTGAACGCGACGCTCGGCACGTTCATCGCGGATTACGGCGTCGTCGAGGTGACGCCGAACATCACGACCGCGACGGCCGGCAGCCTGCTCACTTGGGCGCAGCGCACGCTGCCGCTCGTCGAGGCCGCGCTCGCCGGTCAGGTCACCGAGAACGTCGCAAGCTACCAGATCGGGAACCGCTCGCTCGTCAAGCTCTCGATCGATGAACTGCTCAAGCTCCGCGCCTACTGCGAGACGGTGATCGCTCAGGAGAAGAACCCGGGCACGTTCTTGCAGAGCGGTGACTTCACATTCACGGAGAAGTCTTGAGCGCGCGCCCGGGCATGCTGGAGCGCATGAAGCGCCGGTTCCGGAAATGGCTCGGCATCGAGCAGCGCACGATCTTCGATGCTGCGACGACCGACCGGCTGCTCGCCGACTGGATCAGCATGCGCGGCACGGCCGACGACGAACTGCGCTGGTCGCTGGCGAAGATGCGCGCCCGGGCGCGAGACTTGGAACGCAACAACGGGATCGCACGGCACTTCCTTCGCGCTCTGGCGACGAACGTGATCGGCCCGTGTGGGTTCAAGCATTCGCCCCGGGTGCGCGACAATAGCGGCGACCTCAACAAGCAGATCAACGCGAAGATCAGCGAGGCGTGGGATCAGTGGTGCGCCGATCCGCTGATCGATGGACGCATGAGCCTGAACGGCGCCTCGCGGCTCTGGATCAAGAGCGTCGCCCGGGATGGCGAGCTTCTCATTCGGATGTGGCGCGGGCGCGACAACAATCGTTTCCAGTTCGCTCTCGAACCGATCGACGTCGATCAACTCGACGAGACGCTGACCGTCACGAAGGGCGGCGGCATGCTCGACGGCTGGCCTGTCGTCGGCATCGTCCACATGGGAATCGAGATGGACGAGACGACGCGCAAGCCTATCGCCTATTGGGTATGGAGCCGGCCCGACGATACGATCGGAGTTCAGGCGCCGCGCAAGCGGCAGCGGATCCCGGCGAACGAATGTATCTATCTCTATGATCCCGACCGCATCGGGCAGACGCGCGCGCCGTCGTGGCTCGTCGCCGCCATGATCCCGCTCCGGCACCTGAACGGCTACATCGAGAGCGAGCTTGTGGCGGCGCGCGTCTCGGCGGCGAAGATGATGTTCTTCCAGCAGCGGGACACGACCTACGGATCGGCGACGCCGGCCGCCGGCAACTCCGGCTTCATCACCGAGGCGCAGCCCGGGCAGTTCGGGATCGTGCCGCCCGGCTACGAGGTCGCCGACTGGTCGCCGGATCACCCGAGCACGGCGTTCGGTGAGTTCGTGAAGGGCGGCATGCGTCAGGTCGCGACCGCTGTCGGCATGAGCTACAACGCGCTCGGGAACGATCTCGAAGGCGTGAACTATTCGAGCATGCGCAGCGGCCTGCTCGTGGAGCGCGACTACTGGCGCACCTGCCAAGATTGGTGGCGCGATCGCTTCCTGATCCCGGTCTATACCGAATGGCTGCGGATGGCCGTGCTCTCGGGCGAACTCGTGCTCGACTCGCGCGACTTCCGGAAGTTCCTCGCGGTGAAGTTCGCCGGCCGCGGCTGGCCGTGGGTCGATCCGCTGAAGGACATGGAGGCCGGCATCCTCGGAGTGCAGAGCGGGCTCGCCTCGCGCACGCAACTGCTCGCAGAGACGGGGCAGGACTACGAGGAAGTGATCGAGGAACTCGCCGAGGAAAAGCGGATCGCCGCCGATTACGACGTCGAGATCGACGGCCCGAGCAAGGTCGGTCCGAGCACCGCCGCGGGCGAAACGGATGCCGCGGATGGCGGCGACGCCGCAGACGGGAAGCAGCCGGGGCGCAGTCGATTCACCGCCGAGGTGAATGGACACAAGGCGACGCGCGTGAGACTCAGACGGAACTTAGGAGGCCAACCGTGAAGAGGCAGATCCCCAACGGCATCAGGTTCCTCGACGCAACGATCAAGCGCGTCGAAGTGCGCGACGCCGGCGCGACCGAGGCCGAAGCCGTCGCGCGCTACGAGGTCGCATTCTCCAGCGACAACGAGATCTCGCGAAGCGGGTGGTTCGGTCCGTTCCGCGAGGTGCTCGATCACAGCGCCGGCGCGGTCGATATGGGCCGTTTCACATCCGGTCGCGCGGCGGTTCTCGAAGAGCACCGCGGCGCGCCGATCGGCGTCGTGCGATCGGCCTCGATCGATCCCGATGGGATGGGTCGCGCGGTGGTCGAGTTCTCGCCGACGCAGCGCGGCAGGGATGCGCAGATGGACGTCGATGCGGGCATTCGGGGGAACATCTCTGTCGGCTACATCCCGAAGCGCGCGAAGCTGGTCGAAGAGAACGAAGAGAAGGGCGACCTCTGGCGGATCACCTCATGGGAGCCCGTCGAGTTGTCGCTTGTCGGAGTGCCGGCCGATCCGTCGGTCGGCGTCGGAAGGGATGCCGGTCCCGCCTCGCCTCACATCGAGATCGAGGACAGCCCGCAGAAACCGGAGGTGCGTCAGATGGATCAGGACAAGCTGAAGCAGGAGGGGATCGACTCCGAGCGGGCTCGTGTGCGCGCTCTCGCGGAGATCGCCACCTCGGCCGGGATGCCGGCCGAGCGCGTGACCGAGTGGATCCAGAGCGGTGCATCGATCGAGCAGGCGCAGGCCGACGCGATCAAGCACCTGCGCACGAAGGGTGCGGCGATCCAGCCGGTGAACCCGATCGAGCAGTTCCCGGAGAAGGATCGCCGCAACTACTCATACCGGAAGGCGATCCTCGGCGCGGCCGATGGCAATCTCAGTGGCCTCGAAGCCGAGGTTCACGAGGAACTGCTGCGCTCGCGGCCGACCGGGCTCTCGGCCCGGGATCTCGATCCCAACGGCAAGGCCGCCCGCGGGAACTCGATCCTCGTGCCGATGCGGCTGCTCAACACGCAGCAGCGCACGCTCGACACCAAGACGGCGACGAAGGGCACCGAACTCGTGTTCGAGCAGCCGGGCGAACTGATCGAGTTGCTGCGCAATCGCGCGTTCGTGATCCAGATGGGCGCGCGCGTGCTCACCGGGCTCTCGGGCCCGGTCGCCTTCCCGCGGCAGACGGGCGGCATGACCGTCTTCTGGGTCGCGGAGAATCCGGCGAACCCGGTGACCGCGAGCGATCCGGCGCTCGGCCTCGCGACGCTCGTGCCCAAGACCTTGCAGGGCACGACCGGCTACTCGCGGCAGTTCCTGCTCCAAGCCTCGATCGATGCCGAGGCGTGGATCCGCGACGAGATGGCGATCGCGCACGGTCTGGCGATCGATCGCGCGGCGATTCACGGGCTCGGCGCGAACGGCGAGCCGGTCGGCATCTACAAGCAGACGGGCGTCACGCCGATCGCGTTCGGTGGCAACGTGTATCAGTACGGCAAGCTCGTGGACATGCAGACGGCGGTCGCGAACAACAACGCGCTTGCCGGCACGATGGGCTACCTCACCTGCCCGACCGCTGCCGGAAAGATGAAGCAGAACCTCGACTTCACGGGCGCCGCGGCCGGCCGCCCCGTGTGGACGGGACGCTTCGACGACGGCGAGATCGGCGGCTATCGCGCGCTCGGCACGAATCAGGTGTCGGCGACGATGACCGGCAGCGAGGCCACGGGCGGATCCGAACTCGGCGTCGTGTTCGGGAACTGGATGGACATGATCATCGCGCTCTTCGCGAGCATGGAGATCATCGTCGATCCCTACGCGCTCAAGAAGCAGGGCGTGATCGAGGTCACCTCGTTCCAGATGTGCGACGAGTTGATCCGTCACCCGGCGAGCTTCTCGAAGAGCACGGGCGCCGTCTAAACACCCGCAGGCCGGGAGAAAGGAGAGCGGTTCATGGTCGTCAACGAGTTCGAGAAGTCGAGCGGCGGGAAGCCGGTGAAGGTCAAGGTGATCGACCGCTTCGGCGTCACCTGCTCCGGCGTGGATCGCTACTCCGGCGAGGTGTTCGAGACGGACGAATACACCAGCCGACTGCTCGTTCGTCAGGGGCGGCTCGCGCTGGTGATGGAGGAAACCGCGGCGCCGAAGCCCCCCGAGGCGTCGCCCGAGCCCGGTGCCGGTGAACAGCCGGCACCGGGAAATCCGGCTCCCGACTCGGAGCCGGCGCCGGAGAAGCCGGCCCGGGGCAGGCGCGGGCACGAGTAGCACCCGAAACCCTCATTCGCAACTTCATCAGGGAGGTAACAGATGCCCGGTGCAAGCAATGCGGCGCCGCTGTATGTGCCGCTTCAGGTGGTGGCGGCGCAGAGCGTGACGGGTGTGATCACGCCGACCGGCGTCGATCTGCTCGACTACGACGGGCTCGTTCACGTCGCGCAGAACTGCGGCGCGCAGGTCGGTGGCACGCTCGCCGGCAAGATCCAGTCCAGCCCGGACAACTCGACTTGGGCCGACGTGCCCGGCGCGACGTTCCCCAACGTCACGGCGGGCAACCGCGTCGATGCGATCGTGCTCGATCTCCAGTCGTGCGGGCGCTTCATCCGCTACACGAACACGTTCGCCGGCACCTCGATCCTCGTGGCCGTCACGGCGAGCGCGGTCAAGAAGATCAGCTAACGGCGATGGCTCTGGGCGACGGCGACCGCGACGCATTCCTCGGCGACTTCGGAGAGGACTTGCAGATCGGATCGACCGTCGCCCGGGGCATCGTTGACGACAGCGAGGAACCGATCCTCGATGCGGTCGCCGGCAACTTCATCGGGCCGGCGATGCGGATCCGAGTCTGGACGACGGACTGGACCGGGGTTCTCGCGGAAGGCGTGTTGCTCACCCGGATCGCGGCCGCAAAGAGCTACCGAGTCATGCGGCACGAGCGGGTCGATGATGGGAAGTGGACGATGATCTTCTGCGCGTTGACGTAGGGAGGCGAGCGTGCCGGATCCGGCGATCGAGAATGCGATGCTGGATGCGCTCGCCTACGAGCTTGGAAAGATCGGGACGAACCCGCTCTCGAACTGGATCACGCAGTCGCCGCCGATCCTGAAGCGGGGAGTGCCCGGCGATTCGCCGCCGGGGCCGAACCTGCTGTCGATGTACCTTCAGCACCTCTCGACGGAGTTCCTCGATGGCGCAAGCGGCCCGACAGCATCGCATCGAGCGAGCGTCAGGCTCGGCGTGTGGGTCGTCTCGACCGATCCGGACACTGGAGCGACGGACGCGCTCAATCTCAAGGCCGACGTGCTCCGCGCCATCTTCGCGGCCGAGGGCACGATCGGCGCGATGTTCGATGGCGGCATCTGGCCGGGCGGCTTCGAGTTCAGTGCGGGCGAGGCGGGACAGCGAGCGGGCACCTATCTCGGCATGCTCGAAGTCCGCATCGAGACGACCGTGCCGCATGACCTCTCCCTCACCTTCGATCCTACCTTGTTGAGCTACGAGCTTGAGCGGACGCTGCTGCGCGTCTATCCGTTCTCCGTCATGCCCACGACCGAGCGCATCGATGCGCAGATGCATGCCGTGCTTGAGTCCCCGGGGCTGATCCTCGGCACGGTGACGCCGGCGGCAAACAAGATCGCCGAGGTGCGAATCGAGGAAAACCTCACTTATAACTTCCTCACCGGGCCCAGCGGAGAATTCTGGTATCAGTACGCGACCGAGATTGCTTGCACGATCGGCCCGCAGTTCCCGACGCAGGGATCGACGACGATGTTCGCCGGCATCGAGATCGGAACGTTCGGCCAGAGCCCGCCATTCCCGAGCGCCCCCGGCGTTGCGGTCTTGCAACTGCGCTGGAACTACGGCAACACGCGATGGGAACTCGTGAGCGCCGCCGGCGACGGCAGCCCGGCTCAGGTCGCCATCCTCACCGGCAGCGGCACGTTCACGGGCCCCGGGGCTACCGGGCGCGCGCGGCTGCTCTACGATCCAGTGAACCGCAAAGTGCAAGCGTACATGAACGGCGTACTCGGCGCGGAGATCACCGATCTCACGAAGCTTCCGCAGTTCTCGAACATGGCGACGCCATTCTTCATCGGAGCGTTCGCGACGAGCGGCGTGAGTGCCGGCGCGATCATGGCTCCGATCTTCTCGGCCTGTCACTGCAAGTCATATAACACCACGAAGCCCGGCGCGGCCTTGTGGTACTAGGGGAGGTGTGATCCATGCCCGGCCTCGGCCATCGCAGTTACATCCAGTTCGGCCTGAAGGAAACGACTTACGGCACCTTCCAGATCCCGGCCGGCCCCGGCTACAAGCAGGAAGTGATCTCGTGGGACGTCGAGCCGAACATCGCGGTCATTCAAGACCCCTCGCTATATGCGCAGCCATCGCGGCGAGCGATCTATCAGGGACCGTACAACGTGAAGGGGACGTTCAAGGTCCGGCTGAACTACGAGGGCCTGCTCGAACTCTTCCGCGCGGCGTTCGGCACCTATGCGAATACGCTGATCGAGACGGGCGTTCGTGATCACAAGTTCAGCGAGGCGTCGCTTCTCAACTCGTATTCGTTCGAGGTCGCGATCGGCGACGTGACGGCAGGCAAGGTGTTCCGGCTGCTGGGCGCCAAGATCGTCGCACTGAAGGTGTCGGGCAAGGCCGGCACCGGCGACGACGCGATGCTGATGGCCGAGTTCACGGTGCTCGGCAAGGATTACGTCTCGAATCAGACGCCGACTGGCTCGCTCAACTTCCCGCCGGTGTTCCCGGTGCTGTTCCATCAGGGGATCACGATGGACGACGGCACTGCCGATGCCGCCTCGTCGGTGCGCATTCGCTCGTTCGAGGTCACCTATGAGAACCCGCACACGGAAGATCGGTTCTACCTCGGCAGTCTAACAATGGACGAGCCGCTGAGGCAGGACTTCCTTGTGGCGCGCTGGCGGCTGGAGCAGGAGTTCACCACGCTCACGCAATGGGATGCCGCGCGTGCGTTCACGCTGATGACGCCACAACTCATCTTCCAGCACCCGACGACGATCGGCGTGTCGAGCAAGCGCGAGTTCGAGCTTCGCTCGAATAAGGCTCAGGTGACCGACTTCGGTGCGCCGGTGCAAGGCTACGGCGTCGTGATCTCGACGATCACGATGGAGGCATATCAGGATCCGACCGATGTGAGCGCGCTGTTCGCTCGATTCCGGAATACGGAAGCCGCACTGACCTAACCGCAACCCCCTGCCGGGGAGGGAACGAATGGAAAGGGCAACGAGCGATCCAAGCGCAATCGCGCTGCCGGTCGAGATCGTCGAGCTACAGGATCTCAAGACAGCCGCCGGCGAGCCGGTGACAGTGCTATGCGAGCGCGTCGATGAGTTCGTCTACTTCAAGGCGCTCGGGCTCCCGGGGCTGTCGATGAGCGAGGCCGAGATGAAGGATAAGCTCGACGGCATGCGCACGCAGTCGGTCGAGTCGGTGCGCAATGCGATGCCGCCGATCATCGAGGCCGGAACCGCGTTCGTTCTCCCGGACGGCGAGCGCATCGCGCCGGCATTCACATGGAGCCCCGACAAGCACCCTCGCGCGATCCCGGGCCGATTCTTGAGCACGACCGATCTCGCACTTCTGTCTGCGACGATCCTGCGCTTGAGCGGGTTCATCAGCGGGGAGGCCGAAGCCTTGAGCTTTCTTGTTTCAAAGCGAAAGGGAGGGAGCGAAGGCTCTGGAGCTAGTGAGGTACGCGAAAGCGTTCGGGATGACGCCGGTGCAAGCTCTGAAGGATCCGAGGCTCGCTGAGAACATGACCATATGGCGCGCGGCTCGCACCTATCGCAATCGATCGTTCGGGATCGAACTCGCGCGCATGCAGTCGAAAGATGAGATGGGGATCGGCTCGATCCTGCTGACGCTCGCGGCGATCTACGAGGATCAATAGCGATGGCCGAAGCGAAGATCACGATCAAGGCTGTCGATGAAGCCTCATCTGTGCTCAAGAACATCGAGCACAGCTATCAGGGGCTCGTGAGCGCATTCAAGGGCGCGGTCGGGTTCGAGATCCTATCCAAGCTCGCGGAGAAGGCGAAGGAGGCCGGCGAGGCGATCGTGCGCCTCGTCGAGACGCAGGTCACCGCGGCGAAGGAACTGGAGAACCTCAGCGAGAAGACCGGCATCTCGGCTCAGCGGCTGCAAGTGCTCCAATTCGCGTTCAAGGTGAATGCGATCAATGCGGATGCGCTGGAGACGTCGCTGCGGTTCTTGAACAAGGCGATCAGCGAGCATGATCCCAAGCTCGCGAAGCTCGGCGTCACCTCGCGGGACACGTTCACGGCTCTGATGCAGGCCGCTCAGGGCATCGCGGCGATCCAGAATCCGGCCGAGCGCGCGGCGACGGTGATGGAGATCTTCGGAGCGCGCGGCGGGACGAAGGTGATCCCGGTGCTGCTGCGTCTCGCATCCTCGTTCGGCGAGGTGTCGAAGCGCGCGACCGATACCGGGAACGTGCTCGATGAACTCGCGTTGGACAAGCTCGGCAAGCTCGAAGAGCAGGTTGAGACGCTCAAGGCGAATTGGGATGGGTTCTGGAAGTCGGCCGCGGTCGCGATCGCTCCGACCGCGGACAAGACGCTGCTGGTCTTGAATCACCTGATCAAGATCGGCGAGACGCTGAATAGAACGCCGATGATCGCGCGCGTGCTCGGCGTCGTGATGGGATTGGATATCCGCGAGCCGAAGGCCGGGCCGAGCGCGGGGCCCGCGGCGCCGACCGGCGAATCGCCGGCAGAGAAGCAGGCCGCGGCCGACGCGCTCAAGCGGACGGAGCAGATGCTGTTCGAGTGGGAGATGCAGCGGCGCTCCAAGCTCAAGGAGATCCGGAAGCCGCCGACCGTGCCCGAGCTAACGCCGTTCGGAGGCGAGTTCGGATCCGGGTTCGGGCTGTGGATGGCGCTCAACAAGAAGATCCTGACGCCGCCGCAGCCGACCGCGACCGCGCATGACTTCACGGCGGATTCGATCGAGAAGTTCGCCGAGTGGGCGAAGAAGGTGAAGGAGATCGCGCGCGACGTGCGTCAGGTCATGGACACGATCGCGAGTTCGATGATGCAGGGCTTCATCTTCGTCTTCGCGAACCTGACGAACAAGACGCAGACGTTCGGGAGCGCCATGCGCGCGATCATGGACAGCATGGTTCAGGGGATCCTCGCGTCGATCGGCCAACTGATCGCGTCGCAGGCGATCAAGTTTCTGTTCCAGTTGCTCGGCTTCGTGGTGGGCGCGTTCAATCCCGCGCTCGGCGCACTCGTGGGAGTCGGCGGCGATCTCACCCCGGATCCGGTGATCGGCGGCGGGCGCGCGCTGGCTCCGAGCGCGGGCAACACCTACGTCATTCAGACGCTCTCGCCGCGTGACGTGCTCGGCGAGCTTCAATCCCCCACGGGAGCAATGCGAGCGGCGAACTCGCGGCTCTTCGAGATCGCGGCGGCCAGCGGATGAGCAACACGAAGATCAGCGTCGTGAACCAGCTCTCGCTTCAGCAGAACGCTGCCGTCACGGTCGCGCACAACGACCTGAGCGAGACGGCGCCATTTCTTGCGACCAATCTGCTTGACGCTGACCGCTATGCGTGGTGGAAAAGCGGTTCGCTGGCGATCGGAACCTATGTGATCGACTTCAACATGGGCGGCACGCCGACGATCGGCGTGGCCGGCGCTCACTGCTTCACCCTGCTCGCCGGACTCGCGCCATCGATCACGGTCTACACGCAGACGGGCGCCTACAGCTTCGGCGGCACATGGACGAACAGAGGAACCCTGCCGAACCCCGGCGCCAAGGATGACTGGATCGAGTTCGGTCCGATCTCATCCATTCATTCGATCCGGTTCGAGTTCGGCGTCACCTCGAACCCCACGCAGTTCCGGCTCGGAAAGTTCTGGGCCGGCGTCACGACCGATCTGCTCGGCGTCTATTCGCGCGGCGGCAAGCGGACCAAGTTCCAGAACCGGGGCGATCTAACGCTTCCATCCGGGGTGCCGATGATCACCGACCTCGGGGATTCCGGGGCGATCTTCTCGTTCCCATGGAACGCGGCGCCGGCCGCGGTGACGACGGCGATGCGGGATGCGCAGACGAGGCGCACGCCGATCCTGCTGCTCGATGAGACGCCGGCCGTCTACGAAACGATTCTCTCCGAGGGCAAGCTCGCCGAATCGCTGGTCGCGGGCACGACCTACGATCTCGAATGGGAGCTTCAGCGACTGCCATGAGCAGCCCGGCGACAGCAGCCTTCCTCGCCGCATGGCGGCACACTCGCGTCGGTCGCGTGGCTCTGGCGCAGATCGACGTCTCGACTCCGAGCGCGATGACGCTCCGCTATGGCACCGCGGGGATCGACACGCCGGATGGATCGACGTGGGTCGAGGGGCTCAAGCCGGATCCCATCCGCGAGTCGATCGCGCTGCTGAGCCCCGGCGTCAACCCGAGCGACGCATCCATCTGGATCGCGAAGCGCCGCGATCCGAATCAGGCGCTGCCGGCGTTCCCGTATCCCGCGACGCTGGCGACGAATCAGGATCTGCTCTCGGCGAACCTCTTCGCGAACGCCGTGGTGACGATCTACCTCTGGGTGACCGGGGCCGGCCTCGCATGGGCCGATGCGTTTCAGGTCTACAAGGGTCGCGTCTCGCGCATCGTGGACATTGATCATGCGGGAATGCGTCTGCTGCTGCTTCAGGATACTTCGTGGAACAAGCAGGTTCCGCCGACCGTCGTGGACAAGGTGAGTTATCCGAGTTCGCCAGACGTCTCGCAGGGGCTGCCGATCCCGGTGATCTACGGGAATCACAGCGCGCCCGCGATGCGTTCGCCGTGGACGAGCGCCTATGGCAGCAAGAGCAAGCAGGAAGATGTTGGCGCCGGGCGCGGAGTCGTTCCGCTCATGCTGGTCGATGCCGGCGTCGGCGCGGCGACCGTCAAGGTCGTGGCGGCGTCGCATCTCTGCGACGACATTCTGGATCGCACGAACGGGCGCTCGGCGTTCATCGTCGGCGAGAACCTGCTGGCTCCGCTCGACGTCTGCGGGCTCACTGAAACGCTCGGGGCGAGCGAGTCGTATCTCTCGCTGGCCGATGAGAGCGCGATCGCCTACGCCGCAGTGATCCCGATCGACGTTCGCACGAGCGCGGGCGCCGGCCACATCAACACGGCAACGAACCCGCGGCGTGCGATGGATGTGTTCGATGAGACGTCGTTCGCCTCGCTCGATCAATCCGGGACCGCGAAGGAACTGCAACTCATCCTTCCCAACCTGAGCGCGCTCGGCCGCATCGAGAGCGTCACCGTATCGATCGCCTTCATCGGCAACGCCGGCAACACACACAACCTGCGGGCAGACGGCTGGAAGCCCGGCGTCGGAGCAGGCGGCGGCACTGCCGTCCAGACGGCTTCGACCGGAACGACGCCGGCCGTGATGACGGGAACATGGCCGACGACCTACTACGATCAGACATGGAACTTCGGCGGCACCTCGACCAACGTGTTCGATCTGCGCGTGGACTTCGCCGGCGGCACTACGAACAAGGCCAGCATCCTCTGGGCGGCGCTCGTCGTGAAGTACCGGCCGCAGCGGAGCCTCGTGACTCCGAGCGCGCGCATCCTGAACCCGCGGAGCGGCGTGAGTGGCGGCCCGCCGATTGGCTCGGGCCCGGGCGTACACCTCGGATCGCGTCCGTACCCGCGCGTGAGCTTCGTTGACGTCGCCGCGAAGTATTCGCGCGAAGGCCAGTTCTACGGGAACGTGCGCGGCTACAAGGACGACGGCAGCGGCACCTACACTGGCGCCGCGAATGCGCTGATCGAGCGGCCTGCCGATATCATCCGGCACTTCCTCGTCACATATGTCGGCATCAGCGGCGGCTCGATCGAGACGGGCGCCGGCGCGAGTGGTAGCTTCGTGGATCTGCGCAACACGCTGCGCAACGCGCAGCCGAGCGACTACAAGCTCGCGGTGCATCTCAGCGATCGCATGTCGGTCCAGCAGGCAGTCCAGCGCATGGCAGAGCATGCCGGGATCGCGGTCTACCTCGATCGATTCACGAACAAGTGGCTCGCGTTCCCATGGAAGCCGGGCGCTCAGATCGACTATGCGCTCGCGGTGCCGTGGGAGCTAACCGGCGGCTTCAAGGTCGAAGAGACGAGCGTCGTCGATGTGCGGCATGCGATCCGGGTCAAGTACGGATTCGATCACTACAAGCAGACGACGCTCTGGGAAGCATTCGTCAACTCGGCCGGCAGCAGTCAGGGGCTCACGCAGCCCACGGTGCGCGATCAGAAGCTCATGATCACCACGGGCGTCAACGACAAGTTCGATTGGAAGGCCGGCGCCGGCCCCACGACCTATGCGGCGACGCTGGCGCCCGGCACCTATGCGGCTATTGACCTTGCTGCCGAGTGGCGCTCCAAGGTGCGCGCGCAGGAGGCCGACAACTCGGAGTTCACCGGGTTCGGCTTCTCGATCAAGACCGGGTTCAATCATCTGTTCGACTTCCTCGTGAGCGCGACGCCATATCAGGCGACGCTGCTGCCGGGCGACTATGCCGCGGAAACTCTGGCGGCCGAGGTCGCGCGCGCGATGAACGCGGTGCCCGGGCACGGGCTCGTGTTCGCATGCACATATGATCATGCCGCCAACAAGTTCACGATCACATCGACGGGCGGCACGTTCGCACTTCCATCGATCAACACGGCAGTCGGGCTCGTCAACTCGGCGCTGCCCGCGACCGGATTCGTCTTTGCGTCCGGCCTCGCGCCGCCGCCGGCAACATCGGTGACTTCAAACCTCGCGCGCTATGGAGAGCGGTTCTTCATCGGGGACGGCGACTCCGGCGACACGAATACCTATCTCTGGGGAACGGGTGCGAACGTCGCCACGAACTGTGCCGACGTGCTCGGCTTCATCAAGGCGGACGCGGCCGGCATCACGGTCGGCATGTATCATGGCGACTATACGCGCGGGAACCGCGAGACGACGGCGATCGCCTTTGAAAGCTACTACGATCCGCGCGAGGAACTCCAGATCGCCGCGGACTGGATCCGCGACGAGAACACGGCTGTTCAACTTCGGAATCGGCGCTTCGACGTCGCCGGGCTGCCGCGGGTCGTGGCGAAGTTCGCGACCGTCTACATGCCAGATGTCAGGCGTATGCAGGTGATCCCGATCGATTCGAGCGTCGATGCGAAGGCGTCGTTCCCGAAGTACGGCAGCGACGGGAAGTGGACGGGCAAGGCAATGCTCGTGATCGACGTGACGCAGAACCTCGGGCCGACCGACTGGAGCACCGAGATCATGGCGATCAACATCGACTAGGAGGCAACATGCCGAGGATCGTGAAATATCCCGATGTGGTCCCCCCGGGATCGACGATCAACTTCAACACGACGCTCACGACGAAGCGCGTGCCATGCTGGGGCGCGAAGGCCGTGATCTTCGTGATCCGCGCGACTGGCGGCACGCATCAGGCGCTCACGACCACGGCGGTCGTCGGCTATGGGAACGCGACCGATGGCGGCTTCTTTAACTACGGAGGGGTGCAGATCTTCGACGGCGCGACGGGAAAGGATCCGTTCAACAACGGCGTCGTCGTCGCTCTGACGCCATCGAATGCAAGCTCGAACATGCATTATCACATGGCACCGTACCTTGCGATCGGCATTGCCAATCCCACGGGCGGCAGCGTGAACCTTCAAGGCGTCACCTGCGACGCCTTCGTGTTCTACGAGGGCTCCGGCGATCAGGGCCAACTCGGGCAGGATGGCGCGGTCGCGGTCTAAACGGAGGAACGATGCCGAAGATCATCAAGTACCCGAACATCATGCCCGGCGGGAATATTCCCGCGAGCGGCTCGCAGACGACGCAGCGCGTGCCATGCTTCGGCGCGAAGGCCGTCCTGTTCATGCTGCGGGCAACGGGTGCCGGAACGCATCAGGCTCTCACCGCTCCGACGTATAGCGCGCATCCCAACGCGACCGACGTCGGGTGGTTCGCGCCCGTGGGCATCACCCTCTTCGACGGCGTGAACGGTCGCGATCCATTCAATAACGGCCTCGTCACCGCTCTGACGCCATCGAACGCAAGCTCGAACATGCATTATATCATGTGGCCGTTCGCCGCGATCAACTACAACAACGGTGCCGGCGTCGCGGTGCAGGGCTGCACGGTCGATGCATATGTGTTTTATGAGGGCGACAGCGACAAGGGGCAACTCGGGCAGGACGCCGCGGTGCCGGTCTGATGCAGGTCACCGTCTCGACCTCGGATTCGGGCGTGCTCGAATACATGCGCAAGGGGCAGCAGTCGATCCGCTTTGCGGCTGCGAACGCTCTGCGCACGGTGGCGCTCCGGATCCAGAAGGCCGAGCGCGCGCATGCGGAGCAGGTCTTTCGACTGCGCCCGCGCGGCGGCGCCTTCATCAAGCGACAGGTCGCGGTGATCCCGAAGCCGTGGCCGAGCGGCAAGGGCTCGCTCTCCGTGACGATCAAGGTCGGCGAGGCGCCGCGGCTGCTGCTCCAGAAGTTCGAGAGCGGCGAGGCGAAGCTGCCGCAGCCGGGGCGCAGCGCGATCGCGATTCCGAAGCAGGGCACCGCGCGGCCGACGTTCAGCGCCAACGTGCCGGCGCGGTTCTTCATCGAGTCGTTCCAACTCGCGAAGCAAGGGCAGCGGATCCTCGGCAAGAAGCGCACGTTCGTCGAGCCCGGGCGAGGCATCTTCCAGCAGCAGCCCGGGAAGGCGCCGCCGATCCTGCTCTACCTCTTCAAGCACGAGGCGCGGCTCGATCGCCGGCTGCGCTTCATCCCGATCGCGACCGCTCTCGTGCCGACGTTCTATCAGGACTTCGCGAAGGAAGTCGAGAAGGCGATCGCGTTCAAGTTCGAGCACTACGGCGACAAGGCATTCAATCCATGAGCCCGAGGCGCAGCGCGTTCGAGGTCGGCCCCGGCTCCGGCCGGAGATGCGTTGTGTCCTCGTGGCTCATGGGGGATAGGCGATGAGATCTCTCGGACCGATGGCGGCAGACGCGGTGCTCGCACGGGCTCGATCCGCGATCGGGCTCGGAACGGTCTATCGGCTCGGCGAGGGTGGGCGCGATCCATTCGCCGCGGGCCCCGGGAATCCATGCGACTGCTCGGGCTTCGCGGCGTGGGCCCTCGGCGTCGATCGCTACCTGCCGAACGGCATGATCCCGCACCTGCCGGGCGGCGACTGGCTGGAGACGGGCAACGTCTACCGAGACGCGCTCTCGACGTATGGGTTCGCGAGCATGGTCGCATTCGGCAAGGCGCTGCCGGCGGATGTTCTCGTGTTCCCGGACGAGGGTGGCCGACAAGGACACATCGGCATCATCTCGAACGTCGCCGAGGGCGGCGTGCGCAGGGTGATTCACTGCTCGCTCGGCAACTGGAACCTGTACCATGACGCCATTCAGGAGACAGGGGCCGATATCTTCCTGAAGCATGGCGCGATCGCTGCGCGGATCGCTTGGGTCAACTGACAGGGAGGCCGCATTGACTCCATTCGCGGAGCAGATCGCGCTCACGATGCTCGGAGCCGGGATCGCCGGCTCGCTCACCGCTTTCGGTGCATGGATCTCGATGAGGGTGACGATCGCCAAGATCGAACAGAGGATCGCCGGCGATAAGACGGCTATGGATACCCGCTTCGCCGATCACCGCGAAGATATCGACCGCCGGTTCACGCGCGTCGAGCGCATCGTCGGCATCAACGGAGATCCGCCGGTATTCCTCACGGCCGCCGAGTGGCGCGTGCATGCCTCGGCGACTGCGAGCGCGCTCGACACTCTCGATGCAAGGTTCAGGGAAGTCGCCAACGGGCAACGCGAGATCAGGGATCTCGTCGTTTCCAAGATGGGAGGGGACCAATGAAGTTCAGGGCTCTGATGGGGATGTTCTTCTGCTTCCTGCTGGTCGTTCTCGCGCCGCTCGCGCTCGCTCAGGTGGACAGCACCGCGACGCACCACGTCACTCCGGGGCAGGTGACGGGGTGGTTCGATTCGATCGCCGGCGTGCTCATGCTGCTCGTCGGCTTCGCCGTGACGCGCTGGCCGGGGCTGAAGCAGGTACCGAACGACGTGATCCCGTGGGTCAATGCGATCGGCTACATCATCACGAAGCTCGTGCTCATGGTCGGGCCCGCGAATGCGAGCGTGTTCGGGAGCATCGGTCACGCGCTGTCGCCATTCGGGACCGTGCTCTATGGCACCTTCCTCTCGGCGTTCGTGAGCGTGCTCTATGACAAGTTCGCGAAGCCCGGGCTCGATCACGTCCTGCCGGCGGCGCCGACGCCGTGAGGATGACCTTCTGGAACAAGATCCGGGATCAACTCAAGCCCCGGGGACACGAGCATCCCTACGTGTACCCGGGGCCCGAGCCGGCGGCACAGAGCCGCGTCAATGGATTCCCGCATATGTGGCGCTATTCGTATTGCAGCGGCACCGGGAGCCCGATCGTGATCGCGCCGAACACGCCGGACGTGTTGCTCGATACCGCGCTCTTGGCGAAGATCTCCCGCTGGCATGTGACGACGATGAACATCTCGCCGTTCACCGACTCCGACCGTGCGCTCTACAACACGGTATTCGCCTTGCTCAAGACGAACAATCCGGCGATCAGGACATACCTCTACAACACCTGTAGCCTTCTGACGCAGAACCTCGGCCCGAATCCAACGTCGTTCGTGCGCGAGGCATGGCTGCTCGCAATCGGGCCGCCCGACCAGCGCCTGTACGACACGTTCCCGATCACAGACATTCACCTCGGCGCATACCCGAGCGAGAACCCGCTGGTAGGTGTGATGCATCATCTCCCGCACATCGGGGGCGTGACCTATGCGAACCTCTGGAAGAAGTACGGCACGCTCGGAGATGGCTACTGGCTCGACTACTTCATCGATCGGCCATCGGCCGCTCAGTTCTACAATCCCAATAATCACCCGGTCGATTACGCGCTCGCCGGCTATGGCAGCATGGCGGAGATGAACGCCGCGTTCACCGCTGCGCTTCAAGCGTTCGCGACCGCGCTGCAAGGGGATGCCGGCAAGACCACGATCGTCAACAGCGGCTTCGTCTCGACCGACGCGAGCGTGTTCCTGAACGACGGCGAGCTAATCGAGAACTGGCCGCCGATCTCGTTCTTACTGCCGACGTTCGATGCATGCATGAATCGCCTGCTGCTGTGGCAGGGCACAGACCCAACCGGAGACGGCAGCGCCTTCATCACCCTGCCAACGGGCGGCGGCATTACTCAGACCGATTCAAGCTTCGCGAAGATGGCGAGGTTCGCCCTCGGTTCGGCCTGCGTCGCTGGCGGCATGGCCTACACCGGCAACTCCGTGAACAATAACCTGCTCACATCGAACAACGATCAACTGATCTGGGCCGATGAATACACGGTCGATCGCTTCGGCGTCAGTGACGGCACCGGGACCGTCGCCGACAATCGCGGATGGCTCGGGCGCCCGATTGCGTTCGGCTTCAAGCACGCTAGTGGCTGTTGGGTGCGTGAGTTTCAATACGGCATCGTGATCGTGAATGGCACCGGCGGCACGATCAATCACCCGCTCACTGGCTCATGGAAGCGGATCCAAGGCGTGTTCAACACCGCAGTCAACAACGGCGCGGCTGTGTCGGGATCGGTGAGCATTCCGTTCCAAGACGCACGGTTCCTGCTGAGGGTCTGATGCATGGGGTATCGCGAGGAACGGCTCAAGGATGATCTGACGGTGCTCGCGCGTGGTCGGGCGAGGTTCCCGACGCCGCCGGATGCTGTCGTCGTGGAGGCAACGAACATGGGACTTCAGGCAGCCGTCGATTCGCTCGGCCCTAACGGCGGGGTCATTGATCTGCCGAGCGGCACGTCGGTCGCCGTGGATGGATCCTATTCGACGCCGCTTGTGCTCCCCGGCGGCGTGTGGCTCCGCGGGCGAGGCCGCACGACCTCGATCATCGGCTCGCCGATCCTTCAGGTCGGATCGAGTTGCGGCTATATCGATCTCGCGATCAGGCCGCCGAACGTCGCTTATGGGCTCCGGATCTTCAACTCGGGGAACTTCCTCGCGCGTACGTTCTTTCGCAACGTCAACGTCGGCGCGAGCTTCGCGAACGCCGGAGATGGTCCGGTGGATGGCATCCAACTCGACGGCGCCGGCGTGCTCATGGGCGACGAGCTTACCTGCGCCTTCTGCACCGGCTACGGGCTGCTCGTGGATTCGACTGCGAGCGTGCCGAACACGACGCTCGACTTCCAGACGTGTTCGTTCGTGCAGAACGGCCTTCATGGCGTGCATCTCACGAACTCGCTCACGCTCGCGCGGTTCAAGGGTGGCAACATGGAAGATAACGGTCTGCTCATGTCGGGCACGACCGCGCGCGAGTTCTTCTGCGAGAACTCATCGTGCGTCGAGCTTGAGGGTGTGGACTTCGAGCGATCCAACGTCGTCAATCTCACCGTTCCCACAGCCGACGAGATGGTCGAGTTCCAGAACACCAACGCGGTGAGCATCATCGGCTGCAACTTCGTGATGGGGAACTCGAAGGCCACGCGGTCATGGATCGCGCAGGGCTGCACGGCGCTCAGCTACGGCAAGGGCAATCGTTACGAGGGCTTCGGTGCAGTCGGCGTGTTGCGCGTTTCCGAGACATGCACGAACGTCGTGAACCTCGGCGGGAATCACATCGTCAGCGGTGGCGGCTGGCTGGAGGATTATTCGCGATGAGCAACAAGCCGACTATCTTCGAGCCGACCATGCGCCGCGAGTCGTCGGTGCTCTACCTGCCGGCCGGCGGCAGTTCTCTCGTCGGCCGCGGCGTGGGGCCCGATTGGGCCGGCGACGGGCTGCCGGCGATCACGCACCCGGCGCTCGGCAACACGTTCGAGACGCAGTTCCCGCGCACGCGGTTCACGAGCGCGGCCTCGAACAACAACGAACTCGGGGCGCATTGTCCGGCGTTCTATGCGTGGCGCGGGAATGCCGCGAGCCGCGGCGGCTTCTTCTTCTCGGCGCGGTTCATGGTGAACGCGATCCTGAACAACAACCTCCGGCTCTTCGCCGGCCTCTCCGCTTCCGCGACCGGCGTCTGCAAGGCCGACGTGAGCGGCAGCGGACCGGCGAACACGATCGGGCTCTGGACCGACCGCACGGATGGCGCGAGCCTGAAGATCCTCAACGTGGACAACTCGGGAGCATTCGAGAAGCTCCCGCTCAAGGATACGGGGGGCAACTCGATCACGGTCACGCTCACGGCCGGCGTCGTCTACGAGTTCGTGATGCTCGCGAACCCGAACGGCGGGCTGATCGTCACCTACCTGATCAACGTCAGCACCGATACGCTGCTCTGCACGCAGAACGCCGGCGCGAACCTGCCGAGCACGACGGCGTTCATGGCTCCGCAGGTGGGGCTCTCGAATGCACTCAACGCCGCGGGCGGCGATCACTCGTTCGATCTGATCAACTGCTATCTCCGGCCGAATCTGTTGCTGACGCCGACCGGAGCCCCGTGAATCGCGGGCGAAAGTTTCCAGTTGCACAACGCAGTCGCCGGGGCTAAGGTGCCGGCCGTACCAGCGAGCCGGAGCTTCTTGGGGGGGATCCCGATTGGCGCCGATGGAATGGAACCGGGGCACGCGGTTCGCGGGATGGGTGGGCAGCGTAGGTGTGTCGTGGGTCTTGGATGGCCTTCGAGCGCAGGGAATGCCAGTGGCACACCAAACCGTTTACCGGTGGCTCGCCGGCAGCCGCGTGCCGACGCTGGTGCATGCTGAGATGTTGATCAAGCTGAGTGCCGGGCAGGTGACGGTGCATGACCTCGTAGAGCACGGCAAGGAGGTACGGGGGGATGGGACAGGCCGCAGAGCGTGACGCTGGGCGGGCCCTATGGCTCGAAGATCGCCGTGCTGGCATCGGCGGATCCGATGCTGCGACGATCCTCGGCGTAGGGAAATACGGAAGCCAGCTTGACGTCTGGCTCGACAAGACGGGCCGCAAGCCTGCAATCGAGCAGACCGAACCGATGTGGTGGGGCGACGCGCTCGAAGAGATCATCGCGCGCCGCTACTCCGAGGTGACCGGGCGCGCGCTCTGGAAGCCGAACCGGGTCATGCAGCATCCGGATCACCCGCTCATCCTCGGCACGCCGGATCGCCTCGTGATCGGCCAGAAGCGCGGCGTCGAGATCAAGAACGTCGGCGCGCATGCCGCGCACGAATGGGGCCGCCCCGGGACCGACGAGGTGCCACATTACTACGCGATCCAGTGCTTGCATTACATGGCCGTCACCGGCTTCCCGGTATGGGACGTCGCCGCGCTGTTCGGAGGCAACAAGCTCGGGATCTACGCGGGGGCACGCGATCCCGAGGTCGAGGTGACGATCATCCGCAGGCTGCTCGATTGGTGGAACGCCTACGTCGCGACCGATGAGAGGCCGCCGGCGGATGCGAACTGCGGCGACGCTCTCCAGATCCTATTCCCGATCGAGGCATCATCGATGATGATGCCGGCCACGGTCGAGGCCGACAACGCCGCGAAGGAACTGCTCGCGCTCAAGCGGACGCTCGGGATCTACGAGCGCGATGCCGAACTCGTCGAGAACACGCTCAAGGATATGATCGGCGAGGCGACCGGGATCGCGGGCGACGGGTGGAAGGCGACATGGAAGCGGAGCGCCGACGCGCGCAAGATCGATTGGCAAGAGGCGGCATCGATCATTGCTGGCAAGCTGGCCGAGGCGGCCGGCGTTGGCGAGGCACAAAGGGTGTTCGCAGACGCGCGAGAGCGAGCGACGTCGATCTCGCCGGGTTCGCGTCGGTTCAGGATCACAGAGCTTTCCGGGGAGGCTACCAATGGCAAGGGATGACGGTGACGTGCAGGTGCTCGGAGTTCCGACAGAGAGCATGAGCGCGTCGCTCGTGAGGGCTGAGATCGATCAGCAGGTGAGCACGGCGAAGGCGTACCCGCGGAGCGTGCAGACGTTCCTCGAAGAACTCGGCCGGCTGGCCGCGATCAACGAGACAGTCGCCGACGAATGCATCTACGCCATCCCGAGGAAGGAGGATGGCAAGGACAAGATGATCGAGGGCCCGAGCGCGAGGTTCGCCGAGCTTGTGCTCCATGCATGGGGCAACTGCCGGGCCGGCGCCCGCGTCGTGGATGAGGGCCCGGAGTTCGTCACCGCTCAGGGGTTCTTTCACGATCTGGAGGGCAACGTCGCAATCTCCCGCGAGGTGCGGCGCCGCATCACGACGAAGAAGGGCGCACGCTTCTCGGCCGATATGATCGCGGTGACTGCGAACGCGGCATGCTCGATCGCGCAGCGCAATGCCGTGTTCGCCGGCGTGCCCAAGGCGCTCTGGACGGCAGCCTACGAGGCCGCCCGCGCGGTCGTGGCCGGCAGCGCGGAGACGTTCGCGAAGCGCCGGGCGAAGGCGCTCGACCACCTCGGCAAGATGGGAGTGCCGGCCGAACGGATCTTCGCTCGCCTCGGGATCTCCGGTGCGAACGACATGACGACCGATCATCTCGTGACGCTGCGCGGCATCACTGCCGCGATCCGCGACAACGAGATCGACGTCGATGAAGCATTCCCGGGAGCTACGGCGCCGCCCGCGGAACAGAAGCCGGCTGGAGCCGCGGGGCTGAAAGCCGCTGTGACTGCGACGGCGCCGATCACGAAGCCGGCCAAGGGGCCGGATCAGAAGCCCGTGCTGGCGGGGACGACGGAGGCGATCGGTGCGGCCCCGGCGCCCGAGTCGCCCGCTGGCACGGCTAATCCCGACGAGCCGCGCGCGAACTGTGTCGCGCTCGGCTGCACGCGCGAGAGCAAGGTCGGGAGCTTCTACTGCGAGGATCATCAGCATCAGACGCATCCGGAACCGCAGGCAAAGAAGTGAATGAAGGTGCGCGTCGGAGGGAGGGCTCGGGCTCTGAGGTGGGGCACGGGAAAGAATCTGGCGCGCACCGTCTCGAACGGAGGTTGACGATGAAGATCATGCTGATCGCATTGCTGCTGCTCTGCGCAAGCTGCAAGAAGGCGACCGATCCGGTCGTGAAGAAGAACCCGCACGCGACCGCGGCGGCCGGCGGCATCATGCCGGCACCCGAGGCTGCATTCGATACGCTATGGGTGGATCTCTCGAATCGATGATGGACGTGCGGAGCGGGAAGGGCCGTCTAATGGCTGAAGTCTGCTGGCCTCAATCGCGTCGTGGGCCAGAACTGCGGAGCGGTACGTGCGCGGGCGATCGACTGCGCGCTGCGATCTGCTCTGTCGGGCAAAGGACGAGGGAGCGCATCGACAGGCGCCCGCTCCGCGCGCTAACTGGAGGGAACCGATGAAGCGCATCATCCGCGAGACACAGCCGATTCGCCGGCTCGGCCGGCATGTCGAGCACGATCCGAGATCGTTCGCATACGTCGCCGGCACCGCGGCGCTGCAATCGATCATGCATCGGCACACGGGCCCGGTGCTCGATCAGGGCAACCTCGGCTCATGCACCGGGAACGCCGTGGCTCAGATGCTGAACACCGCGCCGGTCCACAAGCGCGGGCAGCGGCTAATGAGCGAGGACGACGCGATCACGATCTACTCGCTCGGCACGAAGCTCGACGGCTACCCGGGGACGTATCCGCCCGACGACACTGGATCGAGCGGGCTTGGAGTGATGAAGGCCGCGAAGAAGCTCGGGCTGATCGCCGGCTACTCTCACACGTTCTCGATCGAACACTTGCTCGGCGCGCTCGTGCTCAAGCCGGGGATCCTCGGGATCAACTGGTACGATTCTTTTGACGAGCCGGCGACCTCGGGCGAATGCCCGCTCCCGGCCGGGGCCAGCATCCGCGGCGGCCATGAGGTCGCGATGCTCGGCCTCGACGTCAAGAAGCGGCGCGTGTGGTGCCTCAACTCATGGGGCCGATGGGGCTACCGGAACACCGGGCGCTTCTTCTTCTCGTGGGCGACGCTCTCGCGGCTGCTGCGCGAGCAGGGCGACGCGACGTTCCCACTATGAGCACCGAGATCCTGAAGTACGCCGCGGCGTTCCTCACGATCGCATTCGCGTTCCTCGTGATCGCGGTCGCTCGCGATGTATGGCGGGGCCGATGAGCGCGCGGCACGCGGCCCGCATGGGACGCCGGGGCGAGCGGCAGCGCAATGAGGTCGTGCTCAACGCGGGGAGATTCCTGCTGAGCGAGCTAGAGCATGCGATCAGGCTCGCGTTCGCAGTGTGGGTATTCAACGGTACCCAGCGATGAGGCGCCACTACTACGGCGGCAAGCCCGGCCTCGCGCCCGGTGATGAGATCCCGACCGAATCCGATGGCCGGGTCGAGATCCAAGACGACTGGCGCGCGGCTCAACTGATGGCCTCATTCGTTCGCGGCGACGTCTATCTCGTCTCGATCACCGGCCTGATGTATGCCGACGATCCGCCGGGCCGGCTGTCGTGCGAGAAAGCCGAGGTCGTGCGCGTGATCAAGCGATGCGTGCCGCCTCAGTTGGCGATCAAGGCTATCCGGGCCGACCGGAACGCGCATCGACGAGCGCAGGGCCGCGCTCTGATCGCGCAGGCGAAGGCAGCGGAGCGCGCGCATGCCGATCAAGCCGGCGAACCGCGATAGGTATCCGAAGGAGTGGAAGCGGATCCGGGAGCGGATCCTTGCGCGCTCCGGCGGTCGATGCGAATGCCGGGGCGAGTGCGGGCGCAAGCACTCGGAGATCTGCGTGTGCTTCGAAGAACCTTGCACCTGCGAGCGTGGGCGCTGCTGCGAACTCGATCGCTTCATCGCTGCGACGTTCCGCGGCTCCGTCGTGCTGACGATCGCTCACCTCGACCATGAGCCCGAGAACTGTGCTGATGCGAACCTGCTCGCGCTCTGTCAGGACTGCCACAACCGCTACGATCGTGATCACCGGACCGGCACCGCGGCGACCACGCGGCACGAGAGGAAGGCATCGGGGGATCTGTTCACATGATCATCCAAGTCGAGCACGAGAGCGCGCGCTGGATCACGATGATCCTGATCGCCGATGGCCGTCCGATGCACATCCTTTTCGATCGCGAGCTATTCGAGATGGGCGGCGACGATGCCGCTCGCATTCTATTCACCGAGCTTCAGGTCGCTGCCAAGATCGGCCGGAGCAAGAAAGGCAGGGCGAAGGGATGATTGTGCGTCTCGATGCCGCTCGATGGGCTGCGCTGTTCCTGCTCGCACTCATCATCGCGATCTGTCTCGTGCCAGCATGCGCGCTCGTGCGCGTCGCTACCGAGCAGCAAACCGTCGTGCAGCATGACACCGTGCATGTGATCGTGCGCGATACAGTGCGCGTGCGTCGGTTCGAGGTCGAGTGAAGATCACGATCGTCTTTCGAGATGGCCGCCGCGAGACGCTCGCCGTCGCGAGCTATGCGCGGAACGTCTACGTCGTTGGAGACGCGCTCTATGACGAGTGGGGCTGCAATGGCCTGAAGGGCGAGCGGTGGGTCGTTCCGGCCAACGGCATCAGCAGCATCGTGTGCGAAGCGGATTCTGCCGGGCCTCAAGTACGCGGGGCCGCGGCGGCTACGGGTGTAGACCACAACACCGATCGAAAAGGCGCCGAGGATGAGTCAATCCATCCGGAGACAGCGCCTCGCGAATCGCACACTTGAACTTGCAGATCGGGCCGGAGTATGCTGCGGGCCGCAGCCGGCAAGGATGATCGATCAAGGAGGGTCGAGATGAGATTTATCAAGAAGCTGATCGCGGGAATCGCGGCGGGATACTTCAGCAGCGCGGTCACGCACAAGCTCGGGATCGCTTCACCGGGCGCGGACGTGTTCGCTTTCACTCTGACTCTGCTCATCGGCTTCCCGATGATGAGCGTCGCCGACTGGTCGGAGGGCCGCTAGGTGTTCGGCAAGATCTTCGCGCAGACGTGGGAAGGCTCGATGTGCGGCAAGCCGGACGTTCAACTCGTGTGGTGCTTCATGCTCGCTCACAGCGACGGCAAGGGCATCGTTGAGAAGTCAAGGCCGCACATCTCGGCGCTCACCGGCATCCCGATCGACCGGGTGAACGCTGCGATCGAGCACCTCGAATCCCCGGATCCGCACAGCCGCACGCCGGCCGAGGAAGGCCGCCGGCTGCTGCGGCTGGTCGAGCACCGGGATTGGGGGTGGCGGATCGTGAATCACGCGCTCTACCGGGGCATGAGGGACGAGGAAGCGCGCAAGGAGCAGACGCGGGCCGCCACGCAACGCTACCGGCAGCGTCAGGCCGGGCCCGGGCTCACGCCGGCTCACGGTGATCAAGGTGAGCCCAAGACAGAAGACAGAAGTCAGAAGACAGAGAATCAAAGGACTTCCGCCGCGGTGCCAGAACCGCACCGCGACGGCCCCCCGGATTCGACGCAGGTCAGGGCGTCCTTGCCCGCTGCTGAGCCCGAGGCCGGAGTTCTGGCTCTGGAGTCGCCCCCGGCCGCCGAGGCCTACACGGGCCCGTCGCTGCCGCTCGCAGGCGCCGGCATCGAGTGGCGCCCGGGCGACCGGCTGCTCGGGGAGTTCGAGGCGCTCTATCCCGGGGTGAACCTCGCGCGGTCGTTCGCGGCCATGCGGGGCTGGCTGCTGACGCACCCGAAGAACCGGCCGACCGGGCGGGGCATCGCGGCATTCGTGAACAACTGGCTCCGCGGCGATCAGGACAAGGCCGCGGGCGGGGCGGCGCGGCCATCGAACCGGCGCGCCGGGGCTCGACGTGGGTCAGATGCGAGGTATGGTGACGCCAACGCAGGGGGCGGCAATGGGCAATGACGGGATTGATCCGAATGTTGCACGGGAAACCTTCACGGGGCCGGTCGAGATCGGCGATCCGGTGAGCGAGTTCATGCGCAAGTTCAGGGCCGTCGAGGGCCCGGCCGCGGTCGAGCGCGCACGAGAGCAGGAGGAACGGCAGAGCTACGAGAAGGCGCTCGCGGCGAACCTGAACGATTGGCTCGGCCGCTGGCTCAAGCGCGCCGGCGTGAGCTATCGCGAGCGGTTCGCCGAGGTGCTGCGCGTTCCGGCCGCGGTCGCGAGCGTGATCAAGCACGAGGCCGGCGATATCTACGCGAGCATGGTGGCCGGGGAGATCCCCGGGTCGGGGTTCGGGCTCACCGGGAACGTCGGCACCGGCAAGACGTTCGCGCTCGTGTGCGCGTTCCGGAACATGGTGCGCGCGCGCTGGATCAGGAACCCGAGCCGGGAGACGGTGACCGAGAACTGGCTCGCATGGCGACGCTGGCCGGAGATGGCCGCCGAGCTTCGCGTGATCGCGGCTCGTGATCAGGGTGGATACGCCGAGGCCGAGGGCTCGATGAAGAAACTCGCGGTGATCCCGGCGCTCGTGCTCGACGACCTCGGCGGCGAGCGCGTGCGCTCGGATGAGTACGAAGCGGATTGGGTGACGAGCATGCTCGATCTGCTGATCGATCGCCGCCACGGCTCGATGCTGCCGACGTGGTACACGACGAATCTCACGCGCGGTGAACTGCTCGATCGCTACGGGGCGAGGCTGTTCTCCCGACTGTGCGGGGAGAACAAGCTCATCGCGATTCCGGCCGGGCCGGATCTGAGGATCGTCCGATGAGCGCGCCGCCCGCCGCGCCGGAGCCCACGCCGCAAGAGCAAGCGAGAGCGCGCCAGTTCGTCGTTGAATATCGCGTCCGAGACATCTTCGGGGCGAAGGCCGCGCCCGAGCTTGAACTGTCTGAAATGCTCGCCCGCGCTCGTCACGCTGGCGAGGTCGCGGAACGGGAACGCACGCGGGCATTAGTCGAAGCGGCGAGGGCATGGACGACAGGCTGCGATGGCAAGGGGATGTGTCGCGCGCAGTCGTGCTGCGACACTTGCTCGCAACCAGAGCGCGTCATGGCGCTGAAGACCGCCATCCGCTCGCTCGCGCCCGCCGAGAAGGAGACGCCGAAATGAGCATCTATCCCACTGACTGGCCGCGCTGCGTTGCGTGCGGCGACTTCGCCCTCGACGGACACCTCACCTGCGGCCGCGTCGAATGCGCCGAGGGCAGCGCCCGTGACGAGAGGCTCGCGCCCGCCGAGAAGGAGCCGGGGGCGTGAGGGTGCTCGATCTCTTTTGCGGCCTCGGGGGCTGGAGCAAGCCACTCCGCGAGCGCGGCCACGAAGTAGTCGGCGTGGACATGGAGCCGAAGTTCAAGCCCGATATCTGCGCCGACGTGATGACGCTGGACGCCACAGCACTCGGGTCGTTCGACCTCGTGCTCGCCTCGCCGCCGTGTGAGGCATTCTCTGTGGCGAGCATCGGCCATCACTGGACGGGCGGCCGTCGAATGTATGTGCCCAAGACGGAGCACGCACGATTGAGCATCGGCCTCGTCGAGCGCACGCTCGATCTCATCAGCGACATCAAGCCGCGGTGGTGGGTGATCGAGAATCCGCGCGGCGTCTTGCGAAAGCTCGGCGTGCTCGACAATTTCGAGCGGATCACCGTGACGTTCTGCGCCTACGGCGATACGCGCATGAAGCCGACCGACCTCTGGGGCGGATTCCCCGACTCATGGCGACCGCGGCCGATGTGCAAGAACGGGCGGCCATGCCACGAAGCAGCGCCGCGTGGAGCCAAGACCGGAACTCAAGGATTGTCCGGAGCCGCGGCTCGAGCCGTGATTCCCGAAGCCCTCGCCTTGTCGATTTGCATCGCCTGCGAGCACGAGTTGGCCGCAGCCGGGCCGGGAGGTGGGAAGTGAGCCGCGTGCTGCGACGACTATGGCGGTGGTGGGTAGGCGACCTGTCGAGCCCATGGGTGCGGATCAAGGGCTTCGTCACGATGCGATGGTTCGACCGCCCGACGTGGTGCTGGACCCGCGCCGTGCTGCGAAACCGCATGGCTGGCTTGCTCACGAGAACCGCGAATGCACTCAAGGGCGAGCCCGAGCCTCTCCACCTGCACGACTGGAGCGACCTGCCGTAGCGAGCCGGGCTAATCGTCGCCAACGAAGCGCGGCTCATCCAAGAGGTCGAGCGTCTCCGCGCCGAGCGCGACCTGCTCCGGGCGGAGGTCCGAGCGTGGCGGGGATGGTACGACGCGGAGCCAGCGCGGTCGCATCAGGAATGGCACGCTGAGTTAGTGGTATCTAGGCAGCGCATCGAAGCCGCCCGCGCCGCCGTCGATGCGTTCGACAAGGAGGGGTGATGAAACTCTGGGGAACGTGGATGTTCTTCGTGTGGCGCTGGCGTCTCGGCTATTGGGACACCGACGCCCTACGCGCCTGCTGGGAGGCCACCCGATGACCGAGCGAGCGAAGCAGCCCCTCGTGGCGCGGGTGATGGGAGAAAAGATGGAGGATTCGCAATGAAGCCGACAATGCTGGAGATCGCAGTCGCCCGCGTGAAGGTCGAGACGCTGTTCGGGCTGTTCAAACCGGGCGATGAGCGCGGCACGACGTTCCCGGAGGCCATGCGCACGATCTGCTGCGCTCTCGACGATGCGAACGATCGCGCGGATGCGGCCGAAGCCCGCGCCAACGTGCGCAGGCATCCGATCATCGAGGGAGATCTCTAATGCTCGTGCTCTCGCGCACGCCGGGGCGATCGATCTACTTCGGGCGACTCGGCAAGCTCACGGTGATCGCGATCGATCCTACTGATCGGTTCGTCACCGTGAGCGTGGAGGTGCCACCCGATATGTTCGCGAGCGTGCTCCCGTTCGAGATGCATGCTGCTCGGCAGCAGAGCATGACGCCGGGCACGGACAGGACACTCATCTACCCGCTCAGCGTGCGCCTCGATGGGGAGATCAGGCTCGGGCTCATGGGGACAATCCTCTGCACTGACATAGGTAGAGGACAAGCACGGTTCGGCTTCGATCTGCCCAACACCGAGGCCGTGACGCGAGACGACTATTCGCTGTCATGGCATCTCGGGCAACAAGAGAGGCGCGAGAACCGGAGGCCGCCGGCAGATGCGCAAGCCCGTGCCTGATGAAGCCCGGTGCATCGCATGGGTGAAGCGCCGCGTTCGCGACGGCACACCCGAGCACCGCTGTCGCTACCATGCTCACGCTCTCAAGGAGGCGAAGGTGCAACTATGTCGAGTGCATGCTGGCATGCGACCAAGGCGCAAGCATCGTGAGCCCGGGCTCGAACAGCTAGGTCTGTTCGCATGAAGGGCACACGATTGAGATCGAAAGGTACTAGCCGGGCCATCATCGAGGGTAAACGGCGAGCGCGAGAGGGGAGCACTGCCAGAGAAAAAATGAAGGTTGGCACCGCATGCATGAACGCCGGGCTCGCGGAGCTTGCGCGGCCGATCGCGTGGCTGAAACCTGATCCGGACAACGCGCGCGAGCACGGGGACCGCAACATCGAGGCGATTCGCGACAGCATGACGAGGCACGGCCAGCAGCGGCCGGTCGTCGCCATGCCGGACGGCACCGTGATCGCGGGGAACGGCATGCTCAAGGCAGCGATCGGTATGGGATGGGACCACCTAGCGGCACTCATCTGGCAGGGGTCCAAGGCCGATGCGATCGCGTTCGGGCTCGCAGACAACCGCACTGCGGAGCTTGCGCGCTGGAACAGCGAGCAGTTGGGCAAGAACCTCGACGCAATGCGGCTCGCCGGGCTCTCGCTCGCCGGCATCGGATGGAGCCCGAGCGAACTGAGCGGGCTGTTGCCGAAGCTCTCCGGCTCCGAATCGAGCGATGGCGGGTCGCCGGAGCGCAAGACGATAGGGCTCACCGCGGAGCAGTTCGCGGTCGTGAAGCGCGCGATCGCGATCGTGCATGAACGCGAGCAGGATGATCAGATCTCGGACGGCCGCGCGCTCGAACTGATCTGCGCTGACTTCATGGGAGGGCTGTGATGAAGAGAAGGAGGAAGCCGAGCCCGCCGATGGCCGAGAGCTATCAGCGAGCGTGCCTCGTCATCGTGAACAACGGAGTCATCGAGATACATGACAAGCGACTATTCGACATGCTCAACGGGAAGCAGGTCCGTCTCGTGAGTTGGAGCGGCAATGTCGGCGAATACGTGGGCAGCATGAGAGTCGATATCGGGCTCGTGGCGACGGATCATGGATGAGGCGCTCGAACTCATGCGCGAGGGGAACCCGCCGCGCGACTCGATGCTCGAAGGCTACGAAGCGGGCGAAGCAATCCGCGCGACGCTGCACGCGAAAGACGTGACGCCGATGCGGCGCGCGATCGGGTTCACGGAGCGGCTGCTGCCGCAGCGCGAGCAGGATCGCATCGACGGCGTGGCGCCGCAGATCGGTGCGCATAGCTACTACTGGCCGGGGTGGCATTGGTGATGGAGCTACGGACCGTCACGCTCACCGATGCAGAGATCATGTTCGCAGCGACGATCGGGCTGCGCCGCGAGCTTGAGGCGCGGAACTCTGGAAGGCGCAACCGCTATGAGTACGGCGGCGAACCGTTCGCATGGGGCAAGCACGTCGTCGGCGCGCTGGCAGAGAAGGCATTCGCGAAGGCGCTCGGACTGAACTGGTGCGCTGGCGTGAACACCTTCCGCAATAAATCCGACGTGGAGGACTATGAGGTTCGATGGAGCCGCGACGGCCGCCTCAAGTGTCGGCCGGACGAGAAGGACGGCGAGGTGTTGGTCTGTGTCACGGGAGCAGCGCCCGTGTTCACGGTTCAGGGCTGGATGCTGGCAGCGCATGCGAAGCGTCAGGAATGGCTCGATGCGCCGGTGAAGAATCAACCGCCGGCGTACTTCGTTCCAGCGAGCATGCTCTACTGTATCAGCACGCTTCCCGTGAGAGCGGGCCGGATCGAGGGGGGGCTGACATGAAAGAGAAGGAACTGCGCGAGGCCGCGGAGTGCGCGCGCTGCCACAAGAAGATCGGAGCCTCGGGGCTGCCGCTGTTTTGGCGCGTGCGCATCGAGCGATACGGGATCAATCGGCAGGCGATCGAGCGCCGGCAGGGGCTCGCGATGATGCTCGGATCCGCGGTGCTCGCTCAGGTGATGAGCGCCGACGAGGATCTCGCGACGCCGGTCATGGATCCCGTGACGGTGACGATCTGCGAATCCTGCTGCACCGAGCCGCTCATCCTCGCGGCGATCGCGCTGGCGGAAACGTGAGAAGCCGAGAGCATCAGATCCGCGCGCTGCACTGGCTCGTCGAGGTCGCCGACTGTCTGCGCACAGCGCATTGCACCTGCGGCGGGAAATCGTGGCACGCTGACACCTGCCGGCTGCTCAAGGCGCGGATCGCGTTCGACTTCGTTCGGAGGCTCGTCCGATGAAGGCCGAGGTGTGGGAGTACGATCGCACGATTCGGATCGAACTCAGCGCCGAGCAGACGCGGGTGATCGAGGCTCGCATGACGCTCGACGAGTTCGCGAAGATGATCGAGCGGCTTGCTAACGAAGCGTATTGGCGCGAGGTCGATCGCCTCGTGTTTGGAGGGCGCAAGATGGGCGAACCGAAGTGGAGACGGCGCAAGGATGAGCGCCCGGGCGAACTGATCTCTGCGGCGCGGATCGAGTTCGCAACTCATGGAGCGAAGGCGACGCTCGCGCAGATCGCGAAGCGCGCCGGAGTCTCGAAGGGGACGATCTTCCTCTATTTCGAGAGCAAGGCCGATCTGTTCCTTCAAGCGACAGGGGCGCCGATCAATGACCGTGCTCAGGCTGAACTATGAGGGCGTGCTCGCACTCTTCCGTGCAGTTATCGGGGGCGTCGTGAACTGCCCGCATTGCGGGTTTCAGTTCGAGGTGCTCGCAGCGAACGGCGATATCACGGGCGCCGGCGCCGCGCCGCTCATTTGTGAGGCATGCATCAAGATCTCGATCCTCGAACCGAAGGTCGGCACCGCGGTCGGGTTCACGCTGCGGCAGGCGACGGCCGAGGAACTCGTGCAGATCGAGCAAAGCCCGGCATGGCGCGACGTGATCAAGCCGGTTCGCGACGCGCTCATGGCAAGGAGAAACTAGGTTGCATGGCGAAATCCATCCGAGCGACGGCGCGGGCCCTGCGGAGAGACGGCGTGAGGATCTCCGATGAGGGGCTTCGGAAAGCCGTGCGCGCGGGGCGCGTCTCGCCGGGCAGCGATCCGAAGAAGGCGAAGAAGGAACTGCGCGACAACTCGCACCCGGGCCGCGGCAATGGTGGCGGCGGGAACGGCGCCGGCGGCGCGCCGAGCTACAACGACGCGCGCACCTATCGCGAGACGTTCAAGGCGCGGATCGAAGAACTGGAATATCGGCGGCTCGCCGGCGAACTGGTCGAGGCGGCCGAGGTGAAACGAATCGCGTTCGCGCGCGCGCGCCGGGCTCGCGATCTGCTGCTCTCGATCCCGGCGCGCTGCGCTCCGGTCGTGGCCGGCATCAGCGATCCGAAGGAATGCCTGCGGATCATCGAGGCCGAGGTCAACCGCGTGTGCGACGAACTCGCTGACAATGAGGGAACGGTTCAATGAGAGCTTTCGACGAGATCGCTCGCGAAGCCTCGGAGCGCGCGGCGGCCGTGAAGTGTTCGCCAGAGGAATATCGCGAGGGCTTACGGGAGATCATCTCGACGCTGGAGACGGACATTCGAGCGTCTGAAGAAACGAGCCCATGATCGATGCTGTCGTCGAGGCCGATGCCTCGGGCTGGCGCCGGGATCCAGATCTCACCGTGACGCAGTGGGCCGACCGCTATCGTCGGCTCACTGCCGTTTCGAGCGCAGAGCCGGGGCACTGGCGCACGAGCCGCACGCCATACCTCGCCGAGATCATGGATAAGCTCTCGCCGCTCGATCCCTGCGAACGGGTCGTGTTCCAGAAGGGCGCGCAGGTCGGCGGCACCGAATGCGGGAACAACTGGATCGGCTACACGATCCATTACTCGCCGGTGCCGATGCTCATGGTGCTGCCGACGCTCGACAATGCCGAGACGCAATCGAAGCAGCGGATCGCGCCGATGATCGAGGCGTCGCCCGAGCTACGGAAGCGTGTGACCGACGCGCGCCGGCGCGACTCCGGGAACACGGTCATGCTCAAGGAGTTCGAGGGCGGCATGCTCATCATGGCCGCCTCGAAGAGCGCGGCCCGGCTGCGCATGATGCCGATCGGCAGGCTGTTCTGCGACGAGGTGGATGAGTACGAGGGCGACGTCGGCGGGCAGGGTGATCCGGTATCGCTCGCCGAGAAGCGCATGAGCACGTTCGTCCGGAAGAAGTCGCTGCTCTGCTCGACGCCGACGATGCGCGGGCTCTCCCGGATCGAGCGCGAGTTCGAGCGCAGCGATCAGCGGCGGTTCTTCATCCCGTGCCCGTTCTGCGGCCATCTCGATTGGCTCCAGTGGTCGCTCGGCGGCTACTACGGGAACGACGGCGAGCATCACTCGATTCACTTCGTCGAGCGCAATCCAGAGACGGCGCGCATGCTGTGCTCGGGCTGCAAGCGGCTCGTCGGCGAAGAGCATAAGACGGAGATGCTCGCGCGCGGGGAGTGGCGCCCGACCGCTCCCGGGGACGGCGGCAAGACGGTCGGCTTCCATCTCTCCAGCCTCTACTCGCCGCTCGGCTGGAAGTCATGGGCGGCGTGCGTCGATGAGTTCCTCGAATCCAAGAGCGATCCGTTCAAGCTCAAGGTGTGGGTGAACACGGTGCTCGGCGAGACGTGGGAAGAGAGCGGAACGAGCATCGAGCCGCATGTGCTGCGCTCACGCTGCGAGACGTACCCGGCTCAGGTGCCGAACGGCGTCGGCGTGATCATCACGTCGGTCGATGTGCAGGGGGATCGCCTCGAAGTGCTGACGAACGGCTACGGCGCCGGCGAACGATCGTGGGCGCTCGACTTCCGCCAGATCTTCGGAGATCCCGCGAGCGCGAAAACATGGGGGCTGCTCGACGCATACCTCGCCGCGCCGCTCACGCATCAGAGCGGACGGAAGCTGTTCATCGAGCGCGTCGTGATCGACACCGGCGGTGCGCATACTCAGCGGGTGTACGAATACGTCGTCGGCCGTCAGGGCAGCGAGCCGCTCGTGCTCGCGATCAAGGGATCGAGCAACTCGGGCAAGCCGCTCGTCGAGCGGCCGACGACACACAACCGCTACAAGCTCCCGCTGTTCATGCTGTGCGTCGATACCGGCAAGGAGATCGTGCTCTCGCGGCTCCAGATGGCGGATCCCGGATCGCCCGGCTACATGCACCTGCCGATCGCCGACTGGCTCGACGACGAGTTCCTCGCGCAGCTAACCGCGGAGAAAGCCGTGCGCAAGTACGTCAAGGGCCGCGGCGCCGTGCGCGAGTGGGTGAAGAAGCGCGAGCGCAACGAGGCTCTCGATATGGAGGTCTATGCGCTCGGGGCGCTCTACATCATGGGGCCGCAGTTCATCCGGACGCTCGGCGACCGGGCCGACGTCTGGAGCGCGCCGGCCACGGTCGAGCCCGCGGCGCCGGCCGCGCCGGTCCCGGCGGGCCGCCCCGGGGGGCCCCGGCCCGGGGGCGGGTGGGTAACCCGCTGGTAAGGGCCCGGGTTCCCGGGTTATCGGGGGCGCCGAAAATAGCACTTGCATACGGCCGGCGGATGGCCGATGCTCCTCTCCACAGCAGTTCGGCAGCGAACCCGAGGCAAGGAGGATCAAAGTGACGAACCTGAAGGCGACGCAGACGGACGAGCAGAAGATCGCCACGAACTACGCGACCATGTTCGGGATGAGCCCGGCCGAGATGATGGAGCACTACGGCCCCGAGTCGTTCAACGTCCGCATGGCGGGCTCGAACGAGATGCTCGTCGGCTCGATCCTCTCCGACTGTCAGGAGATGCTCGAACGCGATCTCCCGAAGAACAGCATCCGCGAGTACCTGAACCGCGCGAAGTGGATCCTCTTCAAGCAACTTGAGAGGAACCGCGAGGCCGAGCGCCGCGCGCAGCAGGAGCAGGATCTCGCGGTCGAGTTCACGGTCAAGGCCGTGACGTCCGATGGCGGATCGTTCATGTCGCGCGTCGTCAAGGCGACATGCGAGGCCGATGCGCTCGCGAAGGCGGCGCCGCTGCTCAAGCAGGCGCTCTCGAATCGCCCGGCGAACTGGACCGTCACGGTCACGCAGTAGAAAGCGGATCGCGGTCCGCGGGCCGGGGGCGAAAGCTCCCGGCCCGAAGTATTTCCGGGGTGGGCGAAAAAAGCACTTGCACACGGGCCCCCGGATGGCCGATGATCCTTTCAAGTCGCCGGATCGACCGGCGGCGAGCGAAACGCAGAGCGGCAAGGAGGATTCAGATGGACAACGCAACGATGATGCTGCACACGGGCGGATGGGATGCGAGCGAGGCCGAGGTGAACGCGGTGTCGGTGCCGGAGCGCACCGAGACGTACACGCCGATCCCGCACTCGCGGCTGATCGAGCAGTTCCGCCGCACCGTGCCGCTGCACGGCATGAAGATCGAGCGGCTGCGCCTCGGGCTCGCGAACGAGGGCAAGCGGCTGTTCGGCGTCGCGAACGTCGTCAACGGCTCGGGCCAGCCCGATTGGGGGATCGCGCTCGGGTTCCGGAACTCCTACGACAAGAGCATGACGGTGGACGGCTGCGGCGGAACGAACGTGTTCGTCTGCGACAACCTCGCGATGCACGGGCAGTTCCGGTTCAAGCACCGTCACGTCGGCACGGTCGATCGGGATCTGCCGGCCATGGTCGAGGAACTCGTCGGCCAGATGGTCGGCTTCAAGGCCGAGATGACGGCTCAGGTCGATCGCTTCAAGGCCGCCCCGGTGAGCGACTCGCGTGCGCATGACGTCGCATGCCTCGCGCTCCGCGCCGGCATCGTCAGGGTGACGAGCCTGCCGCGCGTGCTGGATGAGTGGTACAAGCCGTCGCACGTCGAGTTCGAGCCGCGCACGGCATGGTCGCTGTTCAACGCTTTCACCGAGATCGCGAAGGGCGCGAGCCCGGCGACGCAGATGAGCGGGACGCTCGGCCTGACCGGGCTCTTCAACCGGGAGTTCGCCGCGGCCAACTGAGCGAAGCGGAGCGGAGAGCCGGCCCGGGAGCGTTCCAGCCCGGGCCGGCGCCGTTTCCGGGGCCGGGGAGCCTCGGGCCCGGCCGGGAGCCCAAGCCCGGGGCTCTACGGCGGCCTGCCGGCGGATCCCGAGGGGGGCGCCCCGGGGCCGGGGGGCTCTCCCGGGAGCCGGTTCTCACCTGCTCGCGATCGCGAAAAATAGCACTTGCACACGGGCCCCGGATGGCCGATGATCCTTACACAGCAGTCAGGCAGCGAACCCGAGCAAGGAGGAACGAGATGAACGAGACGACGAAGGCCAACGCGACGTGCCGCTGCGGCAGCGTGCAGATTCACCGCTCAGATTGCGACGCGAGGCCGGAGCGGCACACCCCGCCGGCGGCCGCGGCCGACACGACGATCGAGATCACGCTGCGGCTCGACTCGCGCACCGAGCGCAAGACGGTCAAGGTGTGCTGGTTCGGCGCGACGAGCGACGGCCGCGGCTACGTCGAGGTGCTCGCGAATGTCCGCTATCGCACCGGCAAGAAGGTTCACGCCGCTTGGGTGCATGCATTCCTCAACGCCGCGGGCGAATACGAAGTGAACGGCTACACGCTCGAATCCCGCGACGGTCGCAATGGTGGCCGGCGTCATGTGTACGTGATCGGGTTCTACAACCGCGAGAGCATCACCTCGAAGTGGTAGCGCAGGCCGGGCGCCCGGATCGACCGGGCGCCCGCGGCCGGCGAGGCAGCAGGCAAGGAGGAACGGGGCGATGAAGCGGAACGAATGGATCTACGCGACAGCAGCGCAGGAGGCTTACCTGCGGCGCCTCATCTCGGAGACGAGGAACTGCGTCGTGCGCTGGAACGTCGATCTCCGGCGCCAGATGCTGAAGTCGGCGGCGTCGCGCGCGATCGACATGCTGAAGCTCGCCAAGACCGGCGCGTTCGCGGTCGTTCGCCGTGAGGCCGGCGAGCAGGCGCACGCCGAGATGCTCGCGAAGTTCGGCGATGAGTCAACGATCACCGCGGCCGACGCCGAGGCGCGGCTCGCGTTCATGCGCAAGCGCGCGCCGGAGATCGAGGCCGAGATGCTGCGCACGAAGTACCCGCTCACCGAAGGGGGTGCGAAGTGAGCAAGCTCCGGAATGGGTACATGGGCGCGCTCACCGACTACGAGCGCATGCCGAAGGCTGTGCTCGCGGCGATCGCCGTCTCGCTCGCGGTCAGGCTCGGCGGGATGGGCGAGCCCTGACGAGGCTCGCGACCTTTCACCGAACGAATCCGACGATGCGTTCGAGGCTGCCGAGGCGCTCGTGCTGGACGAGTGGGCGGCGCTCCATGCCGCCGGGATCGTGCCGCAGAAGCCGCCGCGCCGGGGGGCCGAGTCGTGAGCCGGGGGCCGCTGTATCTCGTCCAGCGATCGGATCACGCGGGACTCTACCGGAACCCCTACCGGCGCGGCGGCACGGGCACGCGCTGGTCGCCGTGGCGCACGATCGGGAGCTTCGCGACCGAGGCCGAGGCTGATGCCCGGGAGCACCGCGAGACGGTCGGGCTGTTCCGGACGCGGGTCGTGTTCCGCGGGCAGGAGACGGACGCCTCGCGCCGCCGGAGGCTCCATCTGAAGATCTTCGGGTGACGGGCGGGGGCCCGGTCCCCGGCCCCCGAAAATAGCACTTGCATATCGGGCCCCGGCTGGCCGATAATCTTCTCAGGTCGGCACGGGGCCGGCCGGGGCAAGGAGGAACGAGATGAAGAATGCGAACGCGGGCGGGCGGTGCAAGTGCGACGGGCTGTTCATCGGAGCGGGCAGCCTCGCGGCCTTCGAGGATGTGATCTCGGGCATCACGCACACGCACGCCGCTTGCGCGCCGACGACGAACTTCGTCGAGACGGTGAACGGGATGCTCTGCAACTGCTGCGCGCAGTTCACGCCGGCGCACGAGATCCTCTCGGCGCATGTCTCCGGCAACTGCTACAACTGCGGGAAGGAGTGACGTCATGGCACTGAGCAAGGAACTCGGGATCAACGCCGGTGGCTGGCACGCCATCATATTCGACGAGGCTACTGAGCGCGTCGGCTACTGGTACGGCACGCGCGCCGAGTGCGAGGCGCTCGATCCGCGCGAGGTCACGCTCCGCCCGATGCAACTCAACGACGGCCCCGACCAGTTCGATCTGGCATGCGAGCGGCGCCATGACTAGCCTGCGCGTCTCGTACACGGGCGGCGAAGGCTGCTGGCACGGCGCGCTGCGCGACGGCAAGCGGCTCGTGTGGGAATGCTCGCACGCTCACCGATGTCGCGATAACAGCATGTGGGGCGACGCTGCGCAGCAGGGCGCGCGCAAGGTCCGGGAGATCCTTGAGGGCGGCGAGCAGTTCATCGTCGAGCGCCGGGCATGGACGGCCCGCTACGGTGGAAGCCCGCGGCTCCCG